ACCAAGACCTATTCTAATATCATCCTCACCATAACTATTCTTGATTATTCTTAATGATCTAAAATACTTAGCTCCATATTCATCCTTTAGTTTCTCAAGCTTATATCCAGAAGGATCATCCACTTTATATCTCATAGGATCAAATAGAGCAAGAACAACATCAGCATCTTCTTGAGTGGTAGCTGAATCTTTAAAATCATCCAGTTGAGGTTCAACATCACCATTCTTTATCCTCATGATATTACTAATGTCTCTATTAAACTGACTCACTACAACAGGAGTGTATCCAAAAAAGTCTCTAGCATATCTTAGCTCATCAGACATCTTATCAATCACTTGTTTCTTAGTAGATAGATCTTTTGTAGTTTTAAGCAGTCCTATATGATCTATAACAACAATTGTTACTACGTTAGGATCTTCTGGTATGTATATCTTATTATACTCATCTAGCTGTTCAATCTTACCATGTTGTAACGCATAGTTCTTTAAATCTTTTGCTATACCCACTGGATTCTCTGGACCATCAATAATTGTAATGACATCATCCATTTGTTCCATGTAATTTCTTTGCATTAGAAACAAATCATGTTCATCTTTAGTCATTTTCTCTGTCCAGCCCAATAGTTTGTTTATAGATATAATTACACCATAGTCTAAAAATATTCTCCTACTAACCCACTTAGCCATCTTGTATGTTCTACTTCTTTCCATAGATCTATATACAATCTTTAGCTTTATGCCATTAGTATTTTTATTAGATATAAACCAATCATAGGGATTAAGAACAAACGCATCATCAATAAATGAAGTTTTACCAGATCCAGTGAGACCACCTACAAGAAAATACATACTCTTCCTAATTCCTATATAGCGATTTAGTCTATCAAAACCCATAGGAATTCCTTCATTTCTTCCAGATAGTCCTTTGGTCACTTCTTCATTTAATTTATCGAAACTCATAATTTTTTCCTCAATTCCTTCTTAATCTTTTCAATGTCTAACTCCTTATCAATATTTAAACTTAATGCTAATAAAGCACATTCAGTTAATAAGCTTTCAGGAATACGATCTCCATCTTCTGTTTCTATTTCCCAAAACTTATCTATTATATCTTGAGCTATATCTGCTTCTGGATTCTCTAAATCTAGTCTAATAACTTCTTCATCTGTAAGCTGTCTAACATTAGATAAATCACTAATGTAAAGTTGCCCATTTCTCCTATCAATACCACTAGTATTAAATAACCAAGGATTTATCACCACTTCATCTTCTGATGGAATATCAAAAACTTTTCCCATTTGAATATGTCTTTGATAAGGAAGATTGAACTCATACCACTTACCTATTTCTAATTTGTTTTCTGTTTTCATAATTTTTCTATTTCTTGTTTAACTTTATCAAGATATTTATTATAACCATTTTTGTTTAAAGGGTTATCTCTTGCAAAATCCACTGCTATTAATGCAGATTGTTTGGCTATCTCCTTAACTTCAACCATAGGTAGCTTATTACCTATTACACTGAGTATAGCTAATGTATTTATACTAATTAAGTATTTTGCTTTTTCTTCTGGTGTCATAACTTTTCTATTTCTTGTTTAACTTCTTGCCAATAATTCCTTAAAAAATCAAATTCATAATTACCAAGGATTGAATTTAATATCTCCTCAACTGCTATTAATGCACATTGTTTAGCTTTTTCTTTTTCCACTCCTGGACTGTATCTATCTGTTTCAGAATCAGTTCCATCAGCAAATTCTCTAAACTTATCAACTAATTCTTGTGCTTTTTCTTTTGGTGTCATGATATTATTTCTTTTTAAATTGTTCAAACCATTTTGGTATATCAGCTAATACAAAATCAGAATGCTCAATTAAAGTTGCTTCTATTATCTGTTTAACCTCTTCCTCACTATACATTCTTTCTTGTTGCCATTTAGCACCAGCTTTAAATCCATATATACCATCTGTGTACTCATATTCTTCAGCTTTTTCTTCAAGAGTGTTTTCTTTTTTAGGTTTTTTATCACATCCTTTACAATCCACATATCTTTTAATTTGACCAATAGGTGTGCAACAATTATCTTGTTTTTCTTCTTTATATAACCCTAACTCTTCATCTCCTCTCATTATGTCAATAAGATGTTGTTTTTGTTCTTCTTTTTTCATTGTTCTATTTGTTTTAAATGAGAATTACTGCCCTCATCATGAAAAGTATTTCTTTCTTCTAATAAATTATTAATATCTAAATCTGATGATTGCATTATTAGTTGTTTTAACATTTGATCATTTAGATTAACACCTCTAATAATATATTCCATAGTTTCTCCATCTACATCTATTGCTAATAAATGTTCGATAATATGATCTGCTGATGATTTTTGATTTAAGTCCATCTTATTTGTTTTTTAAATATCTGTTCCATGTTGTACATTATTTGATTCTTGTATTACAACACCTTCATTCATTAATTCTATAAAGGGCTCATAGCTACGTTGAGTTAAATATGTTAAGCTATTCTGCATATATGATAGTTTATTGTTTCCTGTCTTTACAGACATTTCTTTCTTTTGTGTAACATCATATAGCAAAGCATTAATTAGTATAGATGCTGAATATTCTCCTTCAATCAATATCTTATCAAAAGCAAGCCTACATCCATCCCTATTTTGTCTTAGTGTTCTAGATCCAGTAAATTTCTTCCCTTTATGAGTGAATGTATCTGTTCCTGGAAATACTTTCCACCATTCTTCAAACTCTTCTGTAGCAGGCTTTCTTTTGATAATCTTCATCTTTGTATCAGATTTGATATATTCTAACAATCCTACACCTATAGTGGTGATTTTATCATTTTCTGTTATCAATCCTCTACGAATTAATGAATTGTAGACACCACTAATTTTCATACTACCCTCACACAATGGACTTACATCATATTCAGCATCTATAAGCGATAACATATAGATCATATCTAGTGTATATCCTTTCTTAATCAATTCTTCAAAATGGAAGGGTGTTATGTTTAGTTTCATTTTCTTCTTTCTTTTCTTTTATCACTACAATCTTAGCAGGTTTTCTGTTTATTGATTCATAATATTCAGCTTCAATTCTCATTTTTTCCTCTAACAAATATAATGAATCTTTAAGATATTCTCTCTCCCAATCCTCTTGTAATAAGTCTTTTGTGTGTCCCATAATTGTTATTTACTTAATAATTTTTGTAATTCTAGTTTAGCATCAATTGTTTCAAGCTCTGAATCTCCACCTATATGAAATTCAATTATTTCATCCTCACTAATTCTTCTATATTCTTTCCAATCATATATAGTCACTTTGTGACCACCTAATGTAAGATTGTACCAATCAAAGTTGGTTTTATCTCTACCATCGTTAGTAGCTTCATCAGGTTCTCCTATCACCCTGATAAGATTGCTCACTGTTGTTTTTATTGTTGTTCCATGAAATGATGACATAATAATTAATTTAGTTAGTAAATAAAAAAGGGCTCCTTGTGAGAGCCCCATTAATAATTGGTTTGGTTAAAATTATAATATTCTAAGTCCAAATTGAAGATTGAACCATTCAAATGTGCTATTAGCTTTTCCTGTATTAAATTTAAATATCTTCTTTAATAAAGGAACTGCATATGCTTTAAATTCATCATGTTGTTCAGATGTCATTGTCCAAGTGTTATACCACTCTGGATCCTTAAGAGCATCTTGCACAGTTTTACCAATCATTTGAAGTTGATATTCTATCAAATGATCACTTATAGTCATTCTATTAATCTTTTTCTTCATAATTTATTAATTAAACATACTGATTTGATTAGGTATCACTACTATCTTACGAGTTTTTCCACCTAATTGTATTTTACTAATAATGTTCTCAGCTTTTTCTATATAATAACTGTAATTAACATTAGATGTAGAATATTCTTTAGGTAAATAGTTACACACTGTACACAGCCATTCACCAGCTTCTATTTGACTTACAGCAGCAGCATTAGTTTCACATTCAGGATTCTTTATTTTTAGTATTTTCTCTCCTTTAGTAGAAACATAATAACGAATTAGCTTATTGTAAACATGTTTCCCACCTTCTTTACTGTGTCCTTCATAATGGAAGTTTCTACTTGCTTTTTGACGAAGAGCAAAATCATAAATGTTTTTATGATGTTTAATTGTTTCTTCTACAGGTATGTTATTAATATACCATTGTTCTAAAGCAATAGGTACAATCCTGGCACTCTTGTTCTTATGTAATTCAAAATCTGTAAGGAAATCACCTTTCTTCTTTATCTCTCCATTTGTCTTAATAGCTAGATAATCATTCACTGTAGAGAATATAATCTTTGAATAGTCTGTACGTTCTAGCTCATATGTAGTGAGTTGCATCCACCAATCATTAATTGCATTCATTAATTCCAGATGTGTTTTCTTTATTCTAACAGTGACACCATCTGTATTAGCACTAATAACATGAATACCATTCAGCTCATATTGTTCAATAAGCATCATTAAACTTAGTTCACCTGTAATAGTGGTGAACATAGTTAGTTGTCTATCATATATCCAGTTCAACATATCACTTGATTTACCATAAACACTATTAACAGCAAGCTTTAGTGCTCCTACAATACCAGCTATCTTCTTATCTGTTTTAGCTAGAGGTTTAAGCTCAAGTCTTTTATCAAACATTTGCTTATACCCACGTAGGAATTCTTTACCTAAATGAGCAGGGTATTTACCATTATTGATAATAATAGCTGGATAATAAGAACTAACGTCCCAATCAATAATTTCATACTCATCATCAGCTTCAAATATCTTAGGCTTATTCTCTGTATGCAATCCACCCTTCATGAATGAATATGTATTATCATAAAATTGTATTTCTTCCTTGAAATCATCAGCCATTGATAATGACATCTGTTGTATTTTCTTTAAGAAAGCTTTAAGTTCAGGTGTAATGAATGTTACATATTTAGCTATGCAGTTCTTCACCTTTATATCACTCCTAAACATTCCTTTCTTTGGAAGTTCATTGTATTTAATATTCTTCTCCTGGCAATAGTATTTCTTAATCATCTCATCACCTATCTTACTATCTGAATAGTTAAGACATGGAATACCAAACTCTGTTTCTATGTTCTGTCTAAGTTCAATCTGATTATTTTCTTTGTATAAAGGATGTTCACATTCACCAATTGTTATTTTATAGAATTCATATGTAGCCATTACATCATTCTTACAATACTCTCTAGTAAGAAAACATTCTTCTTCTGTTAAGTTTGTTTTACTATGATGAATAGGCATTTCTTCAATGTTCTCAAGATCCATCTCAAACTCAAGTCTTTTTAAAGAGACCATTCGATTCTTATTATCGTAATGATGTATCTTGAATAAATCTATTTGTTTTAATGACAATTGTTCTTCTCTATATTCAGGGAATACATCATAATTTGCATCATGTATAACATCTTGAGCTTTAACTGAAATCTTTGTACAAATTTCTAATGCAGAATATTCATGCCATGATTCATAATTCTTAATGATCCATTCTACCACTTGACTATCAAAGCGTAAGTTATTATAACCTACCCAATGATAATCTTGATGAGTCTCTGTAAATCTTATGAAAGCATCTAATTGATGGGCATATGCACTCACTTCAAACTCAACATACATGTCTGTTTCTGGATTGTATATACCAACTAAGAACATTTCTGCCATAGTTTCTATATCATATATTAGTATTTTCATAATATTAGTTCTTAGTTTGTCACTGTTTTACTTCTTAGTTTGGCAATGTTGGATATTTTCTTCATTTCTTCTTATTTTGATGATAATATACATCATAAAGTGCAAAAAACTGCACAATATTCGGTAATAATTCGAATTACCTATCATTATTTAACATAAAGTGTAATATAATGCACATTAATTCTAATTTTAGTAACAAATAGTAATTAAATATGTTACAAAAAATAAGCGTTTTACATAAAAAATAGGTGCATTTAAGTGTTTTACACAAATAATAAGCGTTTTACATTATATTCTCTTTTTTATCTTGGTAATGTAATTAGGATCAGCAGCATAAGATCTTAATCTACGAAGATATTGATTAGTAGTGGTATATCTAGCACGCTTTCCTTGCCATAAAGCATAATCAATAACAGATTCTCTCCAGTTTCTATATACAGCATGTCCTCTATTAGTTCCTATTGCTGTAGTTTTTCTGTATTCAGGCATTTTCATACCAAATAAGTTATTGTTCTCTTTAAATATCTTTGATTTAAAGTTTCCTGATTCAATTATAGCTTGTGCCATAACTATATCTGGATGAGCAATTTTTAAAGTATATATTAATCTTGCCAAATTTTCTTTTGAAAACAAATTAAATTGATGATTATTTAGCACTACACCATTCTTTAGTTCTCCTGTTACCATTAATAACAGGAGAAGCATTATTACCATTTTCTTCATATGTCTTTTTAAAATATTTAAAATATAAGATATAAAGGAGGTTTTTTTTGTATAAGGAGTGTTGTAATTTAGACTGTCTTTATTAGAATAACAAGAATAACAGAATTGACCACATCCTTCAACATAACTTGTACGGGTATCAATTTTATCATTAAATCTATATACTGTATTCACACCACAATTTACACATTTCTCAATTGGATTCTTAAGATATTCACGTTTTCTTCTTTTAAACAGTGCCATAATTTTACATTTTTAAAATAGTTTCTATTTCAATTCTTTCTATTCTTCCTCCATAAACACCAGCATACTCTTCAGTAGATTCATATTTATTCATAAAGTTTAATAATATAAATAAATACATAGCCTTGTGATATTCTAGATGTTTACCAATTTTATTTTTAATTATATAACCATTTCCATGATTAATTATTGTGAATATTGGCTTATTTCTAATTTCATCAGCATAATCTATTCCTACAGGAATTAATTCATATTTTGCACAATAGTTTTCTAATTCTGTAACAACAATTTTAAATTCAGCCTCTTCTGTGCTGCCATCTATCACTTTATATTCCATTTGTATAATGTTTTACGTTTAACACCTTTCCTCTAAACTCTTTATCTACTTTATATAGATCTCTGTATGTTCTCATACTATTAATCATTGTGGAATGAGCTCTTCCTCCAAGCTTCTCTCCCACTCTCTTTAATGTGTATCTAGTAAACCTATCTAATATTACATCTGCAACAATCATTCTAGCCTCTGTATACACTCGTTTTTGATTGGTTGATATAAGATCATCATGATTTATTTTTAACACCTCACAGACGATCTCTATGAGTTCATCTACTTTCTTTTCTTGTTCTTCTTCTTTCATAGTTTTAATGTTTAGCTGTAAGGGAAGGATTCGAACCTCCACAAGGTCTTTAGGAACAGAACAAAATCAATTTGTGGTCAACCCATATTCTGTCTTTATTAGATGTTCCTCACCCTCGAGACAAGAGGGCATGTCTGCCAATTTCATCACCTTACAATCAAAATGTATAAAGGGCCATATTAAAGCCCTTTATACAAATATAATTAAAATTTGATTATTTTAAGAAATCAATCTCTATAGGAGTGCCAGTGAGTTTCTTATATATGAGTTGAGTTTTAGCAGCACTAATTGCTACTGAATAAGCTTGAACAGCTCCTTGAGCCACTTTTAAGTCTTTAGTAACATTAAACGTTTCATTTAATGTATCACCAATGTTTTGTACTGCTTTACGTACATCTGTAATATTCTCTGTTACAAATGCTTTTTTAGTTTTAGTTCCCATTGTTTTTAATTGTTCTAGTTAATATTAATTGTTTTCTTTTTAATTCTATTAATTCTTGTGATATCTCAGTTCTATTTACTTTATAATCTTTTAAAGAATCTTTAATTTGTTTTTTAATATAATGATCTGTAAGAAAAACTCTACCTCTTTTTTCTGAAATTCTTTTTTGTAGTAAATCACTTTTTTTTCTACAAGCTGTACATATTTCTTTATTATAAGGGATAACATCTACATTGCATCTTAAACAAATTCTTTTTCTAATAGTAGTTTTATAAATAGTATTTTTTATTGTTTTTAGTTTTTTAGATATTTTAATGTGATTTATATTAGCTATTTCATTCATTTCCTGTGTAGGAAATTTATAGAAACTATAAACTATACCATTTTTAGATTGACAAATTCTACATGTAGATACTCTGCTTCCTGAATGATGAGGTTTTCCTTTTTTATTAAACAAATCTCTATCTCTCTCTATACTACATTTTTTACAAACTTTAGTTTTTATAGTCATATTTTATAAATGTTTAATAATAAAAAAAGGAGAGACATTTACACACACATCTCTCCTTATTATATAAATTATTTAGCTAACACTCTAAACATATCAGCAAGTTTTTCTTGTTCATGTGTAGCAAGAATAAACTTTTGCTTGTTCTTATCTAGATTCTTAAGAAAAGACTTGTGATTATAACTAGAACCAGAAGTCCTTCTGAAGTTTACATACTCAGAAGATACAAAACGATTCTCAAATCTGTTTAGTCTTGGAATGATTTTAAGAACATCTGTAAGACCATTAATTTC